TATTGTGTCTTCTCCTATCAAGAGATGGCAGACATTCTGAATGACTTGTATATCAGAAACATCATCACTAAGGATGATATCCGAGGATTGGAAGAATGAAATACATCATGGTTGATCCTCCTAATGGGTGGGTCTGGGGGTTTCCTAAGAGGATGCCCTCAGATACAAAAGATGTAATCCAATGGTTGATTGACAATGACTATCCAAAAGAACACACACATGAATGCATGCACCTTCGTATGTGGTATTCAGGGCATGAGGACAAAGATGAAAGTAATTAAGAAGACTGGGTTAGTTGAGCCATTTGACCGACAGAAAATCTATGATGCCATTGTAAAAGCAATGGTGGGCTGTGATAAGGGGGTAGATCGGAGCCTAGCCAATCTAATTGCAGAGCAATCTGTATACAACATTTCCCACGATGCATCAGATGGTGATGTCGTAGATGTGGCAGATATTCACACTGTTGTAGAGAATGCAATGATGCATCTCGGGGAGTATGATCTTGCACGAGAATACATCACCTATCGTGAGTCGCATCGTCCTGATGTTTTCCGTCCTCGTACTGCAATCAAGCCTTATGAATACCCCCATCTTCTTGGGTTTGTAGATGCTATTCGTCAGTCCTATTGGATCCACACGGAGTTTAACTACGCCTCTGACATTCAGGACATGAAGGTGAATATGTCTGAGGCAGACAGGCAGATTGTCACTCGTGCTATGCTGGCAATCAGCCAGATTGAGTCTGCTGTCAAGACATTCTGGGGTGATGTTGGCAAACACATGCCAAAGCCTGAGATTGCTAAGGTGGGGGCTACATTTGCTGAGAATGAGGTGAGACATGAGGATGCCTATTCTAACCTGATTGAAGAGATGGGCCTTAATGCAGAGTTTGAGGCAATCCAAGAAGTGCCTGCAATCAAGAATCGTATTCGTTATCTTGAACGAGCTAATATGTTCAAGAACAGTGAAGACCCTAAGGAGTTCTTTGAGGCCGTCATCCTCTTCTCTGTGCTTGTAGAGAACATCAGCTTGTTCAGCCAGTTCTTCATCTTGATGTCCTACAACCAACACGCCAACATGCTAACAAAGATTAGCAATGCTGTAGAGGCCACTTCTAAAGAGGAAAATCTACACGCTCTCTTTGGTGTTGCATTGATTAACATTATCAAGGAGGAAAACCCCTCTTGGTGGGATGACAACATCCAGCAACGTGTTGTAGAAGAGATTAAGAAAGCTGTAGATGCAGAATCCTCTATCCTTGATTGGATTTATGAAGGTGTTGATAGCGAGATTGCTCCCTTAAATGTAGTTGAGGGCTACCTAAATCGTAGGGTTAATTACTCTTGCAATCTGCTTGGGCTCCCTGAACAAACCCATCTTCTTGAAACACACAAGAAAGAGACACAGTGGTTTGAAGATGAAGTGAATGTGTCCAAGGACAATGACAATTTCAATAAACGTAATACGGGCTACACTAAGCGAGCTCAATCAGTTAGCGCGGAGGACTTGTTTTAATGAGCTTCAATTGGATGAATGAACAATCCCGCCTATTCCTTTCTCGTGGCTATCTGCAAGAAGGGCAGCAAGGCGAAGAGCGTGTAGCAGAGATTGCTAAACATGCTGAGTATTTGCTTGGCATCAAGGGCTTTGCAGAGAAATTCTACCACTACATGGGGGAAGGCTTCTATAGCCTTAGCTCCCCTGTCTGGTCTAACTATGGCACCAGTCGTGGCCTCCCTGTAAGCTGCTTTGGTTCATACATCAGCGACAGCATTGCCTCCATCCTAGGCACTCTATCTGAAGTGGGCACAATGTCTAAGTTTGGTGGCGGGTGCTCTGGCTACTTCGGAGATGTTCGTCCTCGTGGTTCTAAGTTTGGATCAGATGGGGGAGAAACATTCGGATCTGTCCATTTTATGGAGCTGTTTGATACCCTCTCCCATGTTGTAAGTCAGGGGGCTGTTCGACGAGGCTTCTTCTCTGCCTATCTCCCCATTGAGCATGATGACATTGAGGAGTTTATTGGCATTGCTGGAGACGGCCATCGCATCCAAGGACTAACTCATGGTGTCACTGTTGGGGATGAGTGGATGCAGAGCATGATTAATGGAGACAAGGAAAAGCGACGCATCTGGGCCAAGATTATTGAGGCCCGTGGTGAGGTGGGATTCCCTTACATCATCTTCCGTGACAACGTGAACAACAATAAGCCGGATGTTTACAAAGATCGTGGCATGGAAATTGTCGCATCAAATATGTGCAGTGAAATTGCTCTTCCTTCTAATGAAGATGAGTCCTTTGTCTGTGTGCTTTCATCTATGAATCTTGAGAAGTATGATGAATGGAAAGACACGGATGCTGTAGAGGTGTTAACTTATTTCCTTGACTCTGTTGTCACTGAGTTTCTTGAGAAGATGCAAGAGATGGAGGAGGCTGATGACAAAGATCAACGTCAGATGTATCAATACATGGAGAGGGCTGTACGTTTCGCTGAACGAAATCGTGCTCTTGGTATTGGCACCCTTGGCTGGCACAGCTACCTACAGAGCAACATGATTGCCTTTGAATCTAAAGAAGCTGCTAAGCTGAACGTAGAGATTCATAAAACAATCAATGAGAGGGCTCACAGTGCCTCTGAGGAGCTTGCAACCATCTTCGAGGAACCTACCTACCTGAAGGGGTATGGGAGGCGCAACACGACGCTCACAGCCATTGCTCCTACTAAGAGTAGCAGCTTCATTCTTGGGCAAGTTAGCCCTAGTGTTGAACCTGTTCTTTCAAACTACTATATCAAAGACCTGTCTAAGATTAAGGCAAAGGTCAAGAATAAACATTTGGAAGAGATTCTTGAAAGATATGGCAAGAATACAGATGAGGTGTGGGGATCAATCATTAGCAAAGATGGCAGCGTGCAGCACCTAAGCTTCCTTTCTCAGCATGAGAGAGATGTGTTCAAGAAGTTTAGTGAGATCAATCCGACAGCCATCACTACGCAAGCTGCTGCACGTCAGCCTTATGTAGACCAAGCACAGAGCATCAACTTGATGATCCCACCGGGCACACCAGTGAGGGACATCAATCAGCTCTACATCAACTACTGGAAGATGGGAGGAAAATCATTGTATTATCAAATCAACATCAATGCAGCACAGGAGTTTGCTCGTAATATGAACATCCTTGAATGCTCGGCGTGTGAAGCATGATTGACTATCCATACTCTGTCAAGTTTGAGATGCATGGGGATGTGTTCTATATCCCCTGCACCTCTGAACGGGAGGCAAAGAAAGTGTTGAACAATTATAGAACACGTCCTGTACAAAACCTACAGATGCAGACACATGGTGTTCTGCATGTAGATAGCCTCAGAAAGGAGGGCAAGAAATGACTAAAGACGGCAAATGTGAATGTCATGCATTCGAGCCAGATGAATGTACCTGTGGGGCATGGGATGATGTGGCAGAGGGATGGTATGGGGATGAAGAGCTTCTCAATGCCTCTCTTGCAGATATTGATGAAGTGTTAGAGGAGGAAGAGAAATGAGTTTGTACTTACATTATTTACAATAGAAAATAAAAAGAGCCCTCATTGGGGCTCTTCTTTATACTGTGTTGTTTACAGAATCTTATCTAGTAGCTCCATAGATTAGGTCGCTTATAACTCTCTTCCAAATCTAGGTGAATAAATGACCTACCATTAGTCAGACTCTGACTAACACCAATCCCTGTGAATCCAAGCATAATGGCATTCTGAACAATACGGAATGCCTTCTCCCCATCTGTACAAGACACATCAGCAGCAATACCATGAGCATGCGCGCCCGGAGTATCCTTAGCCGCTTCAATAGGATGGTGGGGGCTTCTATATCCTGAATTGATTACAAAAGGAAACCCACACTTGTTGCGAAGCTCTTGCAACCTTTCCATAAAGAAAGATTGCATGTCATTCTCCCCCGTATAATGACAGTCAAACTCCTCCTTCCTGAAGTTCTTATACTTACTCCAATCTTTAATTGCCATTACTATTTCTCCTATCTTTTAATAATGTCTTTAAGTCTGATCTAAGTCCTTGCAGCTCCCTCAAAATACTCTCTTGATAAACCTCAAGGCGTGTAACACGCTCCTTGTTAGCCTGATAATCCTCTAGCATCTTCTGGTTTCTCTCTACTTGACCTGTCAGACCAGCAGCCCACCACACAGCAGTGGTTGATTGCAAGATCAATACCAAGATGAGAGCAATTGGCACTCTTTTATCTAAATGCCATTGGTTGTCACTATCTACATTAGTCATTTAAGCTCCTTCTCAGTTTACTGCATCACTGGTAGGGTTCATTACACGGTGGCGGACATTGAGGAGGAGTTTGGATTGAATTGATTTCTTACTTCCCCCCATAATAATGTTGATATAGTCAATAGTCTCTTGAGGCAGAGAGTCTCTTTGACCCCTCAGATATTGGGTTGTGGCTTCTGGCCCTGCATTATACATTGCAAGGGCTACGGCCCTCTGTTCCAGCTCCTTGATCTGAGGATCAAGAGACTTTGCTTTCTCCATATTCTGCTTAAGATAGGTGAGGCCAGCGGGGATTGCCTTAATAGGATTAAACCTATCTTGTTCAGAGAGGCCAAGGTCTTTGGCCGTACCCGGCATAATCTGCATAACGCCCGCTGCTCCTTTTTTAGAAACAGCATTAGGGTCAAGCTTACTCTCCTGTGTAGTCATAGCCACAGCAAGCTGGGGATCAATACCATATGCAGGGGCAAGCTGAGCAACATAATCCCTAATACCTGCCTTTTCACCACTAGCAGCCCTCAAGCGTCCTACCATATCCTTACTAATTTGTCTCATTGTTTTCACAGATGTATCCCCAGACAGGGCAGCCTGAGCGCGGATAGCCTTGTTAAGTTGATTGATATAAGGCTGGCCTTTGACAGAGGGAGGAGTACCCGAACCAATTGTCAGGAATGTGCTAGGCTCTTTCTGCTGAGCCCTCCACCTACTGCCTGTATCCCCAGTCATCCTGATCATACCAGTTGTGGGATCAACAGATAGAGATGTCATCTCTCCTTGAGAAAGGAAGTCTCCCACCTTAGTAGCGGCTGTAGTCACCATATGTTGGATGTTATTCCTAGCTATATTCTTAGTTGACTCATCCATGCTTGAGAGTAGTTCAGGGTTGGTTCTACTCATCTTGATAACATTGTCAACAGTGCCACGAACAGTGCTATAATCTTTTGCCTGATTATTTTTAATCAGTTGGGCTGACCTAATAACAATATTGGTAAAAATATTACCAGTCCACTTTTGCAGCTCTTGCTTAGCTTGACTTCCATCTGGATAATCGGTGGGGTTGTTAGCCAGATTATCAAGACCCCTGCTAGTCATCTTATTGCCAGCATCCACTGTCTCTTCATCAACTGCATTATTGTCATTGGATGGGTCATAGTTTTCATTTGCAGATAGGAAATTAATAACATCTTGTTTAAGAGGTCCAGAAATATCAGCAAGGATAGCTTGCTGAGCCGTATCACTCAATCCAGCAATCATTTGAGAAACAACACCGAGACGCTTCAAGCTATTAGGCAGGGCTGCCTTAATCTCCTCACTTCTAATGTTGTTAGATGACTCCATGAGACCGAGTAGAGCAGGCTCATCAATAGCCTGAATAGCTTCATTGTAAGGAGTTTCAATACGAGAAATAATAGAGTCTCTCTGAGAACGAGACATATTGGGATATTGCCCCAACACTTGCTGTACTTGAGCATCTCGCTGATTCTTAATACGATCCCTCATCATAGCCTTCTGCTGATCTTTGGCCCCACCAAGACCAATTGTGAGTTGCTCAGGCCCAACACCAAGCACATCCATCATAATTGTCTTGGATTTGTCTACAGCCATGCCACGGTAGATTTCAGATTTCTGCTTTGCCTTGTAGTCTGCTACTTTCGTGCTATATGTAAGAGCATTCCCAGAACGTGTCATAGCCTCATCTGCAAGTTTCTCTTGCTTGAGTCTACTATAGATATCCTGAAATCTATCTGGCTCTTGATAGACAAGGCGAGGATCAACACCAATCTCCTTACTAACATCTTTGGCATATTGGGCGCGAAGTTGTCCAATCCTCTTAATTTCTTCAGTTTGGAGAGCCTCTCGTCTCTTCCTCTTGGCCTCAATACTACTCACAGCAGATGAATAATGATAGTAGTAGAGTCCATCAGACAGCATCTTTCTAGCTTGGTCGGCAATCTCTTGCTTAAAGGCAGGGTACTTCTGTTCTGCCTCTTTCAGGTTGAGGGACATACGAGCACGGAGTTCACGATCATCAATCAACCCAGATTCATAAGCTCGCTTGATCTTCTGAGCTTGGGTATTGAATTGATTGGTGGATTCTTGAATAGCCCTAGTACGAGCTTCTCCAGAGAGATTAGGGTCAATTTGATCTGATACACCAATCTGATTTCCCTGACTATCCCACTGTTGCACAGTGCCATCTAAGCCAATGCTCTGAGTATCACCAGATGGCTGAGTATCCCCCTGCACATTCAAGAACTCATTAAGAGTGTCTTGCATAATCTTTTCACCAAGACCAGTACCATAACCCTGCTTAACAGCACCACCAACAGCATCTGCTCCTGATATGAGGATACTGGCAGACTTGTCAGGCTGGTCTGCGACACCTTGATTAATATAGGTGGCAGGTTCCTGCCTCGGAACATATTTTTGGAAACTTTGCGCCATTATTTCATCTCCTCTCTAAGATCTTGAATGCTTTTAAGATATTCTTTATCATTAATTGTATTCTTTAGTTGCTGTCTCGCAGCATCAAGTTTTTGGTCACAGCTTTTATTACCAGATGCACGGCATAACTTCTGGAGCTGGTGAAAGAACACTTCTTCTTTACTTCCACCGCCCATCATTTTCTCTATGACAGACTCCATTACAGGATACTCGCCGCCAGCAACACCTCTACCAAGTTGTTTTGCAAATGCATTCCTGAATTGCTCTCTAGCAAGAGGGTCATCAATGTGAGCTGATACCAGATCAGCAGCATGGATTTCTTCCTGAAGATAGTTTGTAGCTAGCTTCTCAATGACAAGAGCCTGATCAAAGTTTTGCCCATTCTCTGGCCGTGGTAAATCCTTTGCTGTATATCTATTTCCATCTTTACCAATAACACCATGTTCTTGGAGACGACGAAGGAACAGAGATATGGCAATTTTAGCCGCTTCTCTGCCATCACTCTCAGCAGCAGATGGTGTATATTTTTGATCTGACTCTTCAATCATCTTGGAGATGGCATCAAACGTATCTTCTTCTCTGTGTGTGCCAATACCAATGAACTTAGCCAGAGCTTCATTCCCTGTGGCTGTGGAATAACCCTTGCCAGTGTTCATAGAATAATTGAAGCCATAATAATAGGCCATCTTACTCTTGATGTAGTTGGAGTAGCCGGAGGAGAAAGTGGTGCCCAACCTATGAGCAAGCAATTCCCAATCTTCCTTAGAGAAGTTCATTGGACCTTTATGGGCATCAGACATATAGCTGATGGAGTTCCACATCTTAATTAGCTTGCTTGCACTGCTCCCTGTAGGCCCAAGGGCTGCTTCAACACCCTCAAGGATAGTGGGACTCTTGCCATACATAATCATGTTAGTGAGCGTTTTGCCAACGCCCTCTGCAATGTTTGGAATGCCACTACCACCCGGAGCAAATGATCCAGAGATGTTCAAATCATCTCCAGTGAGGTTGAGGAATCCAAGATCAATCAAACCACCATAGGCAGCTACATAGTTTTCATCTGTCCCATCAATGCTAAGATCATTAAAGATGGGGTCAACAAGCTTCTTCATGCCAACACCCTCTGCACCAAACAGCGTAATCTGAGATGCAAAGATACCGGCCTTTTGTGGTCCAGAGAAATACTTATTACCACCTAATGCTTTAGGCATCCAAGCCATCATGGCCTTATGCTGAATAGACATGAACTGGAGAGGGATAGACCAAAGGCCATTTGCATAGCCCGGCTCCCCTCGTTGATCCATTGATAGTGTATACTCCCGAACACGAGATGAAATGGCATCAACATGCTCTCTATCTGCTAGGTTTACCCCCGGATTCTCTCGCTTATATTGACGAGCTACAATGGCATATGTCATTGCTTGGTTCTGTGCCTCCCCTGCATCAAAACCAACACGGCGGATGCCTTGGAAGATTTGCCCAGCAAGACGCATAGATTGCTCACCGGCCTTGCCACTACTGATGCCAGAAGCAACATCACGAGCATAAGTGTGATGGGCAATGTTCTGGAACACACCACTCTCTATGGCAGACTTGAACAATTCCTTGTCTGCTGCATTAGCAGGCATAAAGTCTTTGTTTCGCAAATACCTGCCATACCAATAAAAGAGCTGCTGCCCTTTAGCAATCCCCGGAATGAAATCCCTAGTGGCAATGCCAGCGATGAACAAAGGCTGTGCAGCCTGAAGGACAAACTGACGTTGTGGGTTGAGGGCAAGCAGAGTGTAGAAGTTGTACCTACGAATATCAGAGATGATGTTCAAATCACCTGCTTTGTCATAAAGAGCTTTTGATAACCATTGCCCAAAGACACCATTACGCTCCAAACCCTCTGCAATAGACAGCATTTTATTAGCCATTGCCCTGCGCTCTGCTAGGTTACGAGCGCCAGACCTGTTATTGATGTCATTAGCATAGTAGAGGGCATCTGCCTTGTCCCTTGGGTTGTCCCAGTTAGCAGACCTAATCTCCTCCATACTGGGCATCCTCTTGGAATCCCCTTGAAGGCCGGGATGATCTTTGAGGAACATTGGCTTACCATCTTTAATGATGGTGGCTTTATCCCCAAATGTTTTGGCCCACTTATCAATGTCGATATCAATAGCCGCTCTAGTAGACATTCTGCGAGCCATGATATTGGAAGACCGCACCAATGACTCAATAGGAGGCAGCGTGTCTGCATTAATAAGGGCTTCTGACTGCCTCTTAGAGAAGAACAAACCTCTGTTGGCTGACCCGGATGTAATAGCACTATCCAGATCAGCAGGGGCCATCTCAAGGGCCCTTGTCTGCTCTAGTGTATAGTTGGGGTAGTTTTGCTTTAGATCATCAACAAGCTCAATAGCACGTTTCTTTGACTTAGCCCCTGCAATAGCTCCAAGAGGTTCTCCAGTGGTTTTATCCCACGCACGAACAACATAGTTCATGTCATACATACGGGTGTAGTAGTTGGAGATGTAGTTGAGCTGCTTGGGGCTGAGCGGCTTGTATTGGGCATTGGCTTTATTAGAGAAAGCCACAACACTGCCACCCGGCACCTCTTCAGTGGCTTTTCTAGTCCTAAACCAATTAACATCCTCTAGGTTTTTTGCATTGCTCCTATTAATCTTAACAGGAACACCATCTTCCCCAATCATGTAGAAGGTTTCGCGTTCTTTCAGCTTATCCCAAGATGTAGGAGATGCAGTGAACTCCCTCTCACCAACCACCACTGTCTGAGCGCCCTTAGTCTTCAGCTTGTTATACTCAGTGTAATTGTTTAGGAGGTACATATTGTCTTGGTGACGGTGGATAGATGAGAAAGCCTCATACTCCTTTTGATTAAGGCCATATTGGCTCTTAACAGCAGCACCAGACAGGTCTTTGCCGCCAACATCAATCAACACTTGATCAAGCTTCTTAATAGATGCGTTAGACAAATCAAGAACCTTACCAAGAGCTTCCCCACCAAACATACTCTCAAGACGAGAGAGGCGATATTGTGCAGCACCCCCCCGCTCAAACATAGAGCCTCTACCACGAGGGAGAGTCTCAAGAGGTGTACGCGCAATCATCGCTGCCCTATCAGCACCAAAAGTATGTGAGCCTGTGGAGGAAAGCTCTTCACCTTCAATCATACGATAGGTGAATGGATCATAAGTGGAGGCACGATCAATACGAGCAAACACCTTTCCCTCATATCCATCTTCCGCTAGCTTCAACCCATCCTTAGTTTCCTTAAGATAGGTGACACCTGCATTCTTCCCAAACAAGTCAGACATCGTTTCCTTAGCATCATCAAGAGAGGTGAAGCCCTTGCCCTTATCCTCCCCATAGAGAGCAGACACAATAGGAACACCCCTCTCATCTTGTTTAAGGATGATGTTGCCTTCTTGGATTACAGCCCCACTTAGCTTCTCATTTTGAATAACATCTGCCTGAGCTTGGAGGGTTCGCTGTGCCTCTTCCTTGGAAAAGAAGGCAGGATTAGACATAAGAGCCATAGGATCAAATGCCTCAACAGAAGCATTACCCGCCCCATCAGATGTCTTAGGGTAGAGCATAGCCTCAAGCTGTTGGTCAATACTCATTCCTGTAAAGTTGGTTGCTACCTCATCATCTCCCGTGGCAATGAGTCGATTTTGAACAGCACGAGCTTCTTCAGGGTTAATGTCCCTCATCTTGTCAGCCATGCTGTTAACACGCATAGAGTTTTTGACAGCCACAGCGCCACGAGCAACACCCTTAACAGCTCGTAGAACTAGAGCAGCTACAGGAAGTGTAGATAAAGCTCCCTCACTATCCATAACTGCACGATCAAACCCACTAAACCCTTCTCCTTCAAGATATGGGGAGAAGATTTCACTCATCAAATATTGATCTTGTAGGGTGTAGTGAGTGGGTCTTTCCTTGTATTGAGTGCCTGCTACAGAGATACCTTCTCTCATCTTTCTAAAAGCACCTATAATACGTTGGGCATACTTCTCCTTCTCTTTCCCTTTCAAGGACTCCAACTTACTTTGCACTTCATTTACAAGCTCACCCGGAGCAAGAGAGTTCCAATATTCCTTGGCCTTACTACCCTCTGGTTCAAAAGCTTTCTGAAACCTGCGCATCCCCTCGTTGTAGCCAATATCCACTCCGGGAACCCACGGCAGTGACATGTTAACAACACCACCATAGTATTGAGAAAAGGCAGATGCCTTCTGTAGCCAATCCCCTTCAAAGGTGAGATCAGATGCATATTCCGATTGCATAAACTCAAGAACATTTCTACGGATGTCCTGAGCTGTATCATAATATTGATTGAGGGCTTTGACAGCCTCTGGCTGCTGGCCAATTGCCTTAGCTGTGGCAGTGTCCATCATCATATCAACGGTGTTGAGGCCCTTATCAATATCTTGTGCAATGCCATGAAGAGCATCCATCTTGTCTTTTTGATTGATAGAAGAGTCCTCGATGATGGTTCGAGCAGCATTTTTACTCTGCTCAACATACTTATCACCAAGAACTACCTTAATCTGATGGAGGCGATCACTCTTCCCAACATCGTCAAGTTCTTGAGCAATATCAAAATATGCTTTCTCAGGAGATTCACCAGAGCCAACAATAGATTCTAGATTATAGACAGCAGCAAGAGCTTCTTTCTTTGTGTGGAGGTTTTGTGGGTCTTGTGGCTTATCATCTTCAAGAGTGAATACTGGGGCTTTACCTCCACCATCAGGCAGATCAAAAGTAGGAGATGAAGAAGCAGGCACAGGGAAATCATTAGCAGACTGATTCTGAGGTGCCTCTGAGACGCCCTGAGAGGCTTCCTGAGAAGACTTCTGTCCCTCACCCAAGCTACCCCCATCAGTCCCAGGAATAGGCTCCTCAGAGATAATAGGATTATTGGATTGTTGGGGATACGCCATTACAGTTTCCCCATCTGTTTGCCCCATTGCTGGAACTGCTGCGCTCCACCAAATGTACCATAGGCAGAGCTTGCCACTTGTCCCCACATTTGTGAGTTAGCAGAATGCTGCGCAGCTTGGCTCTGGAAGGCATTAGCTCTCTGGGAGAAGATGGATGCCTTCTGTGCGTTAGCTTGTTGTGCATCCATATAAGATAGATTGCTACCAAGTTGAGACATAATAGAGGATGTACCCCCTTGCACACCAGAAGACTGCGTAGTACCTGTGTTGGCTCCAATATTCAACACCTGCCCTCGTTCTGCACGAGCAAGCCTGATTTGCTCTTGCTTCTGCTTTTCTACCTTTAGGTTAGCCATATTCTGCTCAATAGTCATTCGTTGACGCTGAGATGCAGCAGCATCTTGTTGAGCTGCTGTGGCTTTGCGGCTTTCCTGATAAGAAAGAGCTGTGCCTACCACTGAGGCGGCAACAGCAATATAACCTACAACTGAAGCACCCATTATACTTCTCCTAAATCATGTACAAATATTTTTAACCCATCCTCTTCCTTGAGCAGCTTGAAACCAAATACAGGTTCCATTCTCTTTGCAATAGGAAGATGGGATGGGGTTAGTGTAAATACACACAAATATCCCATATCTTCTAATTGCTTCTTCACATCAGTCTCCCACACTTCTTTAGCTCTCTTAAATGCAGACTTAGATAGATGGGTGTAATTCAAGTGAAGAAATACAACTTCTTCTGACAATTCACAAACTACTTGAAAATCTTCATCTTCATAAAGAGTCATTCTCTCAAACTCAAGTGGAGATACATCAAGCTCGTCAATATATCTATTCATAACAATGTCTTAGCCCTGAAATAAAGCCATCCATTAAATTCATTGATAAATTCAAAGCCCAACATACGCTCTATCCGAGTGCTGCGCCCATTTGATTTAGAAAGGAATCCATCTTTTGGAACCTTTGCAATAACCTCCCTATATCCCCTCATCTTCAACTTCCTTAAACACAGCTCTAATATCTTTTTTCTATTCTTCCAACTCTGTCTATCAATTCTTCCTGCATGTATATGCAGATGGATGAGGGCTCTTTCACCCATTTCCACTATCAAGTATCCACTATTATCTGCATACAACACCTCTCTCACAAAAGAGTGGTTGTCATACATTAGCGTTGCCCTTAATCTCCAAGCTATATCCAAGGATGTGGCATCCCTTCATTGGAGGCACATCAATGCGTATACTGGCAGACTTGCCATTGCCATTCACTCTGTTCTTGCTAATCACCATTTCCCTGCCCGGATATAGTTCAAAGAGGGGGTCATTTAGTGATGCCTCTTCTACAAAGAAAGGCTCATCCCACTTATATCCCTCAAACATACTGCTCTTGTATGTATCAAACTGAGTGGCGGCTGAGGAGAAATCCCATCGCACATTCATAATAGCCCCACCACCATCAAGCATAATTGGTGCCACATCTGTGCCAACAATCAATGGACTGTGCTTATAGATGAAGGAAGTGAGATAGGTGATCTCCTTGTCCCTAGAAGGATCACTCATAGTGGCACTACCAGATTGCAAGTGAGCGGAGTAGGCATAATAATCAGGGACAACTCCTGCCCCTTTATAGCTCACCTCATCTACATATCTAGTGTTCTTTAACTCTCCAAAGAACAAGGCATTAGTTAGATTGGAGTTGTTAGAGGAGACAATATATTTCTTAGCAGAAACACGAGAAGAAGTTGCGTCCAATCTATCTACAATAACAGGATCATTTGTTGAATCCACAATATCATCTCCTATGGTTGTCTGTAGTGTTGTCTGAGAGGACGCAGAGTAGATTATGTAGGGCACCTTAGCATAGGCCATTGGATAGGCATAGTCAGCCGTAGGGATAGTTTCAGAGGTGGTGAGGGTGCCCTTGCTATCATAGCCAGTGCCTTCGGCTTCATCAAACCCTGTTATATAGTTATCTGGTCCTGCAAATCGATACTTGTAGAAGCCAGAGGCACCAATGCGGAAATTAAGCTCATGAGTTTTGAGCCCTGTTCCTGCATAATTGATGTTCTCATAATAGAGCCAACTTACAACATTCTCCCCTGCGTCGAATACACCTACAGCCTCTCTCTTGGCCTCCGAAGGAATAGAGGAGAGGTAGTAGTTTTGGATGGTAGTTTGAGAAATATTCTGTGCAGAGAAGATACCCTTATCATTCGGGGAAATGAATATGATGCCAGTGGTGCCCCAATAAACCACTGCATTACCCATATTGACAATAGATTGTTTTCCTACACACCCATCTGTTGTAATCTTCTGAACACCATAAGATGTGGCCTCAAATGCACCAGTTTCATTACTAATCTGCCAAGCACCATATTCTGCAATGACAATCAAGCTATCAAGGATAGAGACAATGCCATAGATTTGACCAGCACCAAGGATTCGTACAACACCACCATCAGATGCAATCAAATCACTAACTTCTTTTGAGGTGGGGTCTGCTGCTTGATAACAATAGCCTGCCTGTGCAATAGACTCAAGGACTTGAGAAAAAAATACACGAGAGCTGTTGCTGTCGTCCCCTGTAACTGTAGAGTTTACGCCACTATACCAAACCCTGCCTGCATAGAAAGCTACGCAAGTGGGGGTGCCTGAGTCCTTGATAGCCGAGATGTTAAGACCAGATACAGCCCCTCTATCTACATAAAATGGATTGATGATGTAGTGCCCCTGTGGTGCAGGGGTGTTGCCCATATTGGATGTACGCCAAAGCTTAGATTTATATTCTGGATTCCCAGTATCTACATTAGTCCCCTTGCCAATCCATTGCAAATCTGAATTAGCAGGCCATACACCAAGTTCACCTACAAATACACGAATTGCAGGGCGAGTGTCATCTGGTTTTAGTGCCGGGGCCGACCCCCCACCGCCTCCACCCATAGTGAAGTCCTCCTAAATTAACTTAGAGTGGCCACATCACTATCAGTGATATCCCAGCCTTGATTCTGTAGGTTGTATCTATGCAATGTCGTGAGAGTGGCTGGACGCCTATCCGTTGTAAGTCCATCATCTACACCAGTGAAATCTCTCACTCGAATATCGATATTACCATTAGATACAATAGGATTATTATTTGTATCAAAACCTTTATACTCAAAGTAGGTGGGTTTGACAGATTCACCAACAACAATCAGATAGCCCTGACCAGATGCAAAATCAAGAGAAGGGATATAGCTGATTGTTCGAGTCATATTAGAGGAGAAATCATACAGCTCTGTCACTCCCTCGGCTGTGATTGGGTCTTTACTGGCAGGCCAGATGTAAATTTTATAATCCACCTGAACCACAACAAACTTCTGCCCATCAGTTTGGGTGTCCCATAGATGAGAAGAAGACACCGTTGGTGCCGTAGAAGACTCAGCAAACACACTGCCACCATCTTCCATCTCAAGGCCAAGCCGCTTACGACGTGTACCATCTACAAGGAGATCAAAGTTTAGCTCACTCTTTGTAGCTCCCTCAGGAAATTGCAGAGGATTACCCTCTGTAATAAACCCCTTCTGAAAGCCATTATATGGGATGGTAGCCATAGGTGTTATGCCTTCTTGATGTTGTTATATCTGCGGATAGCATGATTGGCTTCCTCATAGCTCGTATACAAGCCTTGGAGAGCCGCAGGCACCTGCCCACCGGGGTAGTAGTAGATTTCCAGCATAGAGCTATTCTCTGCTGGCTTTACACGGAGTTGCTTACCACGAGCAGTGGTGGATGCTGTCTTTGCTTCTGCCATTATTTTCTCCCGTAATTTGGATAGGTGTCTCTAGATTGAATAACCCCTTTCTCCACAGCAAGCCTAGAACGAAGCCTAGCTGCGTCTGCTGTAGCTGCTGGATTGTCCACACCTTTGATTGAGATGAATGCTCTTGCCTTGGACTCTGCCAACAGATAGGGAAATGCTTCTTCAGGCATATCAGGGATGAATGTATTCTCTTTCCTGAACTCAGGCATTGATGTGCCGAGGGCCACACTCTTAGAGGGCATCAATGACTCACCTACACTCTTGTCATAAGAATCACAGATGATGTATGTGACAAGCTCTATGCCATCATTGACTGGAAGAAGAGTAAAGGTGGTGGGATCACGGTCATTCTTACACTTGAATGTGATGTTAGCCAGCTCATACTCCTCCACACCATTACTATTTGGCTTTATGGCCATCATCCGTTCAAGGAATGTATTTATATCTACATAATCCAGCTTAGTTGAATTGTAATACAAATCTTCCAAATCCACCATCCTAGATGGAATAACAAGTGTTGGAGAGAGGATAACACCACTGTGTGCTCCTGCCTCAAGCTTAATAGGCTTCTTATGTGCAGGCCAATATCGATAGGCACTAATGTAGTTATAGGTGGTTTGGATAATATCCACCACTTGTCTGCTTTCTTGATGCTCAAAGATGTTATTGACATTGAATGAGTTCATATCAGACAAGATATTCTGCACCATTTCTAGCAATGTCAATTTCATTAAGAGAGCCTCTGGACTGCAAATGTAGCTGTCTGAACTGTCAGGGTTGTATTGCCTTCTGCTGCTACATAAACACCGTAAACAGTGTTGGCAGATACATTAGGAATCATTACAGACATAACTACAGCCGTTTCTGCTGTGTCAACATCTACAATGGTCCTCTTAGTTTCAAAATAAGTGCCATCTCCAAAGATGAAGCCAACACGTCCTTTAATATCTGCGGAAAATGCAGCACACAGACTAATCTGGTATGTACCCCCGGCTACAACAGTGAATTGACCAGAAGAAGCAGAAGAAGTGATGTTTTCTCCAGCCTCAACAGACCACATATTTGTATTGTTCAGGGGAACATAGTCACTGTTTGTTTGGAGAGTTGAGTCAGATGCAGCAGAAATGGAGATAGTGGAGTCATTTTGACTCAGCATCCCTGCAAATGTAGGGGGCACAGTGCTGAAGTCAGACCAAGTACCGCTGCCACTTCCATTAGCTACATACACTTGGTCAGCAGATGCAGTAGAAATGCCCTTAGGTTCTTTGTCATAGTCTTGAAGAGTGCCTGAACCAACCCCATCAGATACATACACCTTACCACCACTAGCAGTGCTAAATGCATTCAAGTCATTGGCATAAGGGCGGAAGGTGCCACTACCACTTCCATCTGTTACATAAACCTGATCGGCTGCTGCTGCTGATACACCTTTAGGCTCATGTAGCTCACTGTCTGGCAGATTTCTATGTATAATTGCCATAAATAATCCTCTAGTAATAAAAAAGGGCCTCCCTAAGAAAGAGAAGCCCTCTGTTAGCCCTCAGAGGGCACTATGGCCTTATGCTGGGCCCGGACGGTAGCGCACCAGAAGTCGCCCTTTACCAGCCGTTAGAGTAGCAGAGGGAGCTACTGCCACTTGACCAGCATTAGCACCAATCCGCTCACCAACCAGAGCGCCTGCACCAGTGATTCGGACGCCAGCAGTGAGGCTGGCTTCAGCAGCAGCAGCAATCAGACCATCAACATCAATTGCCGTGCCATCTGCTTGCTCCAGACCAATATCCACCGTACCAGTGCCACCAGACGTAGTGAAGTCAGCTTCAACATCCAGATAGCAGTCAAGGATGGCTGCGCCTGCCGGAATGGAAACGGTCAGGCCACCATCCTGAGCACTCTTTGGTAGGTCAGTGTAATCAAAGACATATTCAAGAGTCTTATTACCCTCATCAGTCTGTTCTACACCACCTCGGGTTTCATCAATCGCTCGCTCATTGTAGTGTCGAACTACTCCGCGAATCGGGTCAATATCATAGCTCATATGTTATACTCCAGATTAGTATTTGGTAGCGTCAGAGATCAGGATGCCCAGAGAGTCATTACGCTGAGTACCAAAGCCGAAGCGACCAGTGGTGGCAAAGTGATCTTCACGAAGCGACGGCTCACGCCAGCCTTCAACAGATGGCATCTTACGCCATGCACCCATAATCGGCTTAGTGTTGTCATCCAGAACAGACATGAACACGTTGGCCACCCCGTCAGTGACGGAAGTGGTGCCATCACCCATCGTACCCTTTGGCAGACGATTGGAGGTCCAGATGTCCCATCCGAAGATGTTACGGACAAACTTGTGATCCTTGGCAAAGCCTTCAGTTACCATGCCCTCAAACATCGGGTTGTTGGATACGTTGACAAGGTTGGTGAGGCCGTTGACGGTGGCTTCTACAACTGGATCAACAATGGCAATACGACCAGCTTGCGGGACATTAGCCTTGTCAAATGCCAGCTTCATTTGAATGAAGTGATCCAGCGTAACAAGATTGTTCGTCTCACTAGAGGCTACACGATGAGCCTGACCATTAACGGTGTTGGCTGCACTAGCAGTTTGACCAGCATTACATGCTTGTAGGAAACGAGTCTCGAAGTTCTCCGCAATAGCACGGGTAGCTTCCATAGCTCGCATTGCTTGCAGTTGTTCAAGCTGGGTGCCATCCTGACGAAGTTCATCAGAGATTTTCCAAGCATCACCAATGTAGTCAGTGATGTATAGCTTGATAGTGTTGGTTGAGATGTCAGTAGCATCTAGCGGCTGGCCTTCTTGCACATCTTGGATGGCAGTGGAGCCAACGGTTTTGATGTCAAGCACCGTACCAGTGTTAAAATCACTTACATTTCGGAACATACTACCCGGCAGAAGGACATCATGCAGGTTTTCCAGAATGAAGTTTGAATACTGTTGCGCTTCAATAAACGCAGTAGTGTTATTACGATCCATTATTTAATTCCTCAGACTTATTGTTGGGGTTTTGCTGAACGCCAGTTACTCATAACATCATCCGTAGACGCACCCCACATAATGGTTTTGTGCTCTTTCTTCTGTGGCTGATTGATTGATTCACTGTTATAAGAACTGGTTAGTTTAGAAGGATTAGCTTTATCCTTCTTACCAATACCGAAGAGTTCATAGACAGCATTAGGAGATCGGGCAGCAGTTTCATTAAGCCATTCAACAGGAACATTCAGCTCCTCTGCTCGCTTATTATAAACTTCTTCTGCTCTCTCACCATACAACTCAGTCATCTTATCAACTACAGAGCTGATATTCTGTTGAGCTGTTTGATGCTGTTCTCGTTCGGAAATACGGCTATCAATGATCTTAGCAATGTCCTCTTGATTGAGCTGATATTGCTCTTCCTTACGAGTCTGTTCAGCCTGTTGAGCTTGTTGCTCTTCCTCTTTAGACTGACCAATTTTACCAAGAATATCATCCACCGTACTTGCCTCCTCAAGCTTCCCTCGAAGCTCTTCATTTTCTCGTTTTAGTTGTTCAATGAAGTCTTCCTTTGGGGGAATAGACTTGAGTGCATCTTCCACTGATCTATATTTTTTACCCTCTCCGATGAAATCGGGGGTAGGGATACCTTCCTGTTCACCCTTCTCTCCAGCTTCACCCTCTTGGTCTTGGGGTTCAGCAACTTCGCCTGTCTGAGGGTCATCAGACTTGTCGAAAATAGTGTTGTCGCTCATGGGCCACCTTAGTTTTTAAGAAGATTGATGAGAGAATTACGAGCCCTAATCTCAGCAGTGAGTTTATTATAACGCCACTTCCACATAAGAGATGGGGAGAGGCTTAGGGCTTTCTTTTCAAGAACTTCTTTTTCCTCTTCGAGGATGTTGGTCAACATCTCTCGAAATTTGTAGGAATACTCAAACAGTTCCTCAATCTCTCTACTTTCTTCTTGAGACTTTACTTTACGAAGAAATTTACTATTCATATCACCTGCTTAGACAAGTTTATGTGTATAACGTTCCCTTAGGCTCCCTGTGAGCCATTCTGAGGCATTTGTTGAGCCATCATGGCCTGATCTACATTAGCATGCTCTTGTGGGCTTAGGGGGCCTTCTGGGCCGGGCTGCATTCCCTCACTCTGTACTTGCCCTTCAAGCTCTTGTTGCAGAGAAGCAGCTTCAGCCTGTTCAATCATCCCAACCCAATCTCGGAACAAGCCCCAACGCTCAAGCTGGAATTGATCCTCAATCAAGCGATAGAGTTTCTTGGAGGACATATGAGGTCCGAGCATTTGCATAAGTGGGCTACCAGCCAACTGAGTGAGATTTTGAATAAGCTGAGATACAGAAGCAAAGTGACGTGCACCTACAGCCCTTACAGTGCCAATAGCGGTGATATCCTCTTTAGTAATTGTATCAAACTGAGCAACACCCAAGTCGTCATCAAGGATACGAGCAATATCACTGCGATCCATATTGCGGCGGCTAACTTCCAACATAGTGTTGAGGAGTGGCTCTAGAAGCTCTCGCTCAAACTTAGTGATTTTCTCTTGGAAGATGCGGATAGCTGCATTATAAAGCTGCTCCACCTCATAGGCTGTTTTCTCCCCCGGAGTACGGAAGCCCATAGCCTGCTTAGGAGCGCCAGCCATCTCTTCCATCTTGGCTTCAATCTGCTGAGCTTGAGACTCCGCCGTAATAATGGCATTTAGGTTAGTTGCCATTTCCTGTACATCACCATCCTCCCCGATGAAGATGCGCCCACCCGGCTTCCAATCAAACTGCTCCACATTGCCCATAATCTTCATGGGGGGATGAAGAGACAAGTCATGGGCATCTGCCTTAGCATTCTCCAGATGATCAAGTCGGTATTGCATGCCAACAAGGTTATCTAGTGGCCCCATACCCCATAAGTTGTCCGGGCGTTCACGCCAGTTGACAGATGCTTTAGTAGAGCCTTCAATCCAAGAAGGATTGGTCTCTTGTCTTAGGATGAGCCTACGATCAATGACCGTGATGATTTGATTCTTGTGGAGGGTATTCTTTTGTTCATCAAAGATGTCCCCTTCAAACTCCAGAATCTCCACGATGCCAGAATTGTAGTAGTCATAAGCAGAGCCAAATCCATCTACAGCCAATCCAGCAATCTTATTTACATCATTCTCTGACAGCTCAGCCATCCTACCACGAAATTCTCGTGCCTTGTCAATGGCTTCCTTGTAGAAGCCTTTCTCCGGCTCACTCTCTTGCTCTTGTACAAGCTCACCAAGGCTCTTCAGATAGCGAGTAATTTTAGGAGTAGTGTTCCAATCACTAGCCATAGGATTGATGACAATATCAAGAGGAGAAACACGACGAACCACAGGCCCAATGTATTGGGGGATGAGTTCCCCATTCTCTTCTTCCTTGTATCTCTCCACCCAATCAACATCTGCAATGGCCTTGCCATAGTCAATGTAATCAAGGAGGAGACGTTCAATAGTTTGTCTAAAATCACTCTGAATAATCTTGTTACGGAGATAGGCAGTGATTGCTTCTTTCTTCTTCTTAGTCTCACTATTCTCATCTCCTCCCTCCCACTTCATCCAATTATCATTAGGGAATAGTGCAGAAATATAGTTGGAGTGGAGGTTGTCTCGAATCTGTGTAAGCTTAGGGATGGTGGTTTTATTCTTCCACGGAAGTTTACTATTAGTTGTCTTGGTGGTATCTGTGGCAAACAAGTATTGACGAAGCTCCTTCTTTTCAGAGAGCCAAGGTCGTCTGCTACTGTTCCATTCATCCCACATCCGGGCAACTTTAATTGCTAGGTTATTCTTAGTAAACTCCAATCGGAGTTCTGCAACATTACCAGTCATAATTAATATACTCCACCAAATCTACTATGATAAATTACATCATTCTGTTGTTCTGTCCAAAATCTCTTCTTCAAAGGCTTAACAGCAATCTCTACTGCTGACGCAAGGGAGTCCTTGATGTCATCATGAGCTGGTCTAACCTTCACAAGCTCTTCCTCTAGCATTGGTGTATACCCACCCTTGAAATGAAAGATGGAGAGATTCTCATATCTATGTTCAAGAATAGAAGCAATACGCTCTTCCTTATCCTTGATGGGCTTTGTTTGCTCAATACTAAACCTAGCACCACTCTTGATTACAAGATCTTTCAAATCATTTACAATGACAGACTGTGCCACTGTTGTTTCTGCTCTGAGCTTCTTAAACTCCCACTTAGTATATAGCTCCATGAGATGGTTGAAATACTCTCTAATCTTGTCTGTTCTAAATCTGTCAATATCTAATACATAGATTAGACCATCTTCATCAATACCAATTACAACAATGGCTGTGTAGTCTGCCTTCTTTGAGAGGGAAAAAGCGAAGTCAATGGCTGCATAGACATTCAGCTTTTTCTCATTGATGAACCAATCTCCCTCCCATTGAGTCATTTTAGACTTATCATAGTATTGGAAGTTTTCCCAAGAGAGACGATTCTCAGAGGAATGGTTGGTTTCTTGGTAGTATTGTGCATAGAACTGAGTGGCATCAAGATACTTGGCCTTCTTACGAGCCAATTCCTTCATGTCGAATCCGAAGGGCTTCCCATCACTGCCTCTGTATGACTTGGGCCAGAGGAAGTCTCCATCAGTTTCCACAACACGAATAAATGTAGTGTATACATCTCTGTGTCCCACAATCTCATTATCTTCTCCCTCAAATACTGGCTCACTCATTGACATCAGATCAGTGTAGATGTCATTGGGGTGGTAGCGTGTACCTACCACTGTCTCAGATGCCCCTGTAGTTTCAATAGATGCAAGCTGGGAGTATTGCTTAGAGACAGTGCTCCGACCTTCTTCTGTGTAGGCATTGTTAGGCACTACGATATCATCTAGGAATACATCTGTTGCGTGAAAGCCTGTGATGTTAGTGGTGAGGCCAGCAGCAAATACAGAGGAGTCACGAACACTCTCACGGCGTCTAATAGGGTGGTCAACGGAGATTTCTACGTTAGTCCATTTCTCCCTCTTCCCTTCCTCTTTATTAATCATGTCAGGCCAATAGCGCCTATACACATCAGATGTGAGGATGTCCTTAATAGCCTTTAGCTGTTTCTCTGCTAGGGCAGAAGTAGCAGACACGTAGAGGATGGTTTTGGCTGGATCACGAGTGAGAAGCCATGCAGCTTTTACAGCAGCACAGTGAGATTTCTGATGGTCACGAGGGAGGAGGGCAAGGGTGTTGTCACTCTCTGATCCAATCTTCCCCATCCAGAAACCAAACAGCTCCTCATGCACATCTCCATAGACACGGAGAGGATTAACAAGCTTAGCGAAGAATCTAAGGTCTTCCTCTGCCGCCTGTCTAATCTCATCCATCTTCTTAACTGACATTATTTCTCCTGCCTGCTATTAATAACAGAAATGAGAGACATTAGCTGTCTCCTGATATCCCCCCCAATGCTATTATTCTCATTAATTGTCCTGAGAACATCTCTTGGATCACTACTTGTTGCCTTCTTGAATTTAGGGGGTTCTTGTAGTAATGACTGAGGCACATTACATGTTTGCGGCTTCGATAGAGTTGTTGTACAGCCTGATCCAAGCATCCCCAAGATTATTACAATCAGGAGTAGAGACATCTTTGGCTTGTTCATCCACATTATCTATAATCTCCTTGGATTTCTCTTCTACATCCCTAGCTGTCATCAAGACGGAGAGGTCTTGCTCATATTGTTTATTTTGCTTTTCAATGAGAGCTGACATAGCTTCAAGCTGCTTTGCCTTTGCATCATTTGTTGCATTATCATAGCCAGCATAGTAAGCTCCCCCCACTACAGCCAGAGCGAGAGCTACTTTTGCTGCCAATCCCGTCCAGTTTGGTAATACCATTTAGTCACTGCTCCTATAGTGGCCCCAATAATACCAGCAAAAGCTGTCTGCTGGGAGGTGGGCTCAGGTAGGGTCATGTACCAATGCAAGATATATCCTGCTGCTGTGAGATAGAGCACCATGAAGAGTCTTGGTACAACCCTCATTGCATCAATCGTTTCAGCCAAGTCCAGCCACTTCTGTTTATTCATTAGTGTTTAGCCCCGTTTGCAACTGCCGGTGGCTGAGCATTTCGGTGCCGTTGGTGTATCGCGCCATGATTATGCTCCGATGCCTGCGTTGTAGTGTGATTGCGCCTGTGATTCTGTCAGCACATAGTCATAAAGACTGTACTCATCGAGTTTACCGTAAAACGGTTGAGAAGAATCCACCCTAGATCCTAAAAAAACGTCTGTACTTGTGATGGACAATATTTGGTTAGCCCCGCCGGTCCTGAACCCACTTGTTTGTATTCCATTGACAATCATATATGGGTCATTCGTAGTAGACGCATTTGGTGGTATAACAAATACGGCGTGTGCTGGTTCTGTTCTGCTTATAGGACCGAAGGATCTATTGCCATCGGTGTGTCGCCAAACAATATACCAATCGCCGTCACCCAAGATTCCCTCTACTGTTAAATTAAGCGACCCACCTGAGATGTTAGGATCACCTCGGCTCAATAGCTTGGCGTCGGCTCCAACATTAGCTTTGATCCATATCTCGTGAGACTGCTCTTGTGTTCCACTGGGCATCCAGCCTGAATTATCCACCCGAACATGACCACCAGAAAAATCGATGGACGTGCCATCTTGTATGAGCGGGCTGGCACCTTGCGTATATGATCCAGAATACGAGCCGATGTGACCGTTCCCGGTTTCATCTGCCGCTGTGGTGCCACTTGTCTCGTCCAGTCGCAGATAGGCTAGTGGCAAATCCGCCATAACAGCATCTCGATAGGACGCTACCATCCCAGCAGAAACCCCGGAGGCTGCCCTAAGCGCGTGATGAAGTCGTCCCATTACGCTACACTCCCCACGTAGGCTCCGTAGAGCGTCGTTCCCACCTTCCAGAACTCGATCACGTCAGTGGCTGTGAGCGTCGGGGCCGATCCACCAACCCACGTCATCATCGGCCATGTGACGGTGTAGGTCGCGCCTCCCGATAGGTGCAGGGTGAACGACTGGCCACTGTTGATCGTGATACTTACAGTTTCATTTGCTGTAAGAGTGTAAAGCTGAATGCCTCCATTAGCTCTGTCAAAAGCACCAGAGGAAGCTGTGTAGACTGTCTCAGTGGTGTCTTTTGGAGCTTCCCATGCCACGCCTCCCGAGCCATCAGCAATTGGCGCATAGCCTGCTGTAGCCGTCCCTGAGTCAATGTCTGAAACAGTGTGAGTGTGTGCTGTTGGTGTGCGAGCATCAGAGAGACGTGAGTCATCCCCCAGCACAACTTCTGTACTGCTTGCATCTCCTGTGGATGGTACATCTTTAGAAGCTGCCGTGCCAGAGTCACTGATGGTTGATAGGGTTTGTGTTCCTGTGTGATTGGCTCTGTCTAGAAGATAGGATTCACTGAGAGTAGAGGAGATGGTGAGTTCATCTACCCCAACACTGACAGCCACACCATTTCCAGCAAGGACAGACTTCAGTTGAAGCTCACTACCAACTTTCTGCTTATACCAACCAGAGCCAGTGCCTACATTTACAATAGTGTTAGATTCACCCCCACCAGCGCCCGGAGGGTTAGCCCACAGCACACTGCCATCAGGGGCTAGTGTGGGTACTTGACCCTCTGTCCCTGTTCCTTGCTCTAGATCAGAGACAGGGTGAGTGTGATTGATATCTGCTTTCTGATCAATACTTGTGCTGAGGCTATCAATAGCACTTTTATCAGCAGCTCCCATCAAGCCAGCAGATGTAGAGGTAGCCACTGGAATCTGCACATCTTGGCCTTGGGTGTTTGTGATTGTGTTTAGAGAAGAGTCCCAGCCAAGATTGACATCAGGAGCATCCTCATAAACAGCATTCAAGATGGAGTAGCCGTTCATGTCCAGAGGAGCATTCATCTGATTAGATGCGCCGCCTTCTTTATTAAGACAGTCTTGGATGGCTGATGCCAATGCATTGAAATTTGTATTTAGAGCATTGGTGGATTGGTAGCCAGATGTAATAGGCGTGATTGTTACGTCTGTCATTTAGTTTCCTCTCGAAGTGCAGGAAGGCTCTCTACCTGTCCATCCATCTTTATCCACCATTTCAAACTGAAATCTTAATTGATCACTCATCCCAATATTGGTGAGCTTTTTACTGACTAGTCCTGTTGTAAGAGTGTACTCCACCACATACCTATCTCTTTGCACTCTCATGCACAAATCTCCCCCTTTTATGTAGGCAAGGATGATGTCACTGTTTACAATGTTAAACTGCCTATTGTCATCAATAGCACATACAATAGATGTTATAGAAGGATCTAGTTCTTCCAGAACATATTGGGAGTTGTCTGTATCGTACCACCTAAACTTAGCCTGACCACAAGCCACATAAGCCACCACAAGGAGCATGTTCTGGTCAAAGGCGAAGCTGAATTGGTCTATAGGAGACTCAGGGATAGTTATGTTTATTTCTTCTCCATCCTTAGAGGGAGTTATTTTAATCTCTGTCTCACTTCTGGTTGTTCTTGTGGCAACACCAAGCCACTCTTGGAATTCCAGCCCATATGTGGAGTCTTGGAGTCCAAGGGCCCCCCTCACTCTCCATGCGAGCTTGCCATTCTTCTGGGCTATATCAAAAGGAGCTGTGATATATTCAGAAGATAGGATATTATCTGGGAGAGACATTACACTCTAGCCCAAGAGATGTTAAAGGTAATGGACAATTCCTTGGTGTTGTCTTTTACTATAGCGGGATTAAAGGACATCTTCCAAGAGGAGCCACAAAGAGTCTGCCTCAGTCCAATAAAATCAACACTCACATTAGATTCATTAATACCCCAAAATAGGGTTAGGTCCCGATTAAAGCTACCTTGTGTATAGGCAGATGCACTGACCGTACCTTGATAGCTGCCTCCCTGACCTATCTGATAGTCCAGTAGGCTTACTCCAGCATCTGAACGAACCATACCATATCCAACTGGGTTTATCGCAGCCCAATAGTCGGTAGATGTGCCCCCATTTGCCCTAATAACTACATTTCGTGAGACAGGGGTACCATCCTCATCAATATCTACTGTCGCATTGATGTCTGTGGACATAATGGTTGTTCTAACTTCATATACCACAGTGAGGAATTCATTTGAAAGAACAGTGATTGTGGTGGGGTTTCCACCACCATCTACGACAAGAGCACGGCTGAATAGATCATTCCCCTGATCGGTGGAGATGCCTCCATGATTAAAGGTGAAACCAACCTCTGCTATATTACCTGCTGCTTCCCCCTCCCCAAACTGAACAGTGTGGCGATACCAGCCATAATCATTAACAGAGTCCACCCCATTCTCTAGGTAGGTTGGTCTAGTTCCCCTTGCAATCAGAGTGCCAAGTGCAGTGTCTGTAACTGCCGGAGGGGTATTATCTGCCCCAACAAGAATATCCCAATATCCGTACGCCATCAGATAGTTGGTGGATAGGTAATCCATGCCAGCATCAGTGATAAGGTTGGGCATCCACCCACTTTCATATGTGATATCCTTGCATTCCTTGTCCCTGCTCTTGATGAGCTTATAAAAACCTTTTACGCCTACTTCCATAAATTTACACCGTTGTTAGTGATCCAGAAATAACACTTGGAGTGGCTGCAAATATATCAGGTGTGTTGTCATATGTGACATACCCAACTGTAGTTGTTAAGCTACCACTTGAAATAGAGGGAGTCGCCACCATCCCCTCTGCTGAGACTGCATAAGTTGTTCTAATCACCGTAGTGGTGAGATAGCCATCAATAATAGAGAGAGTGGCTGAGAATCCTTCTGGCACTACTTCGTATGTGCTATAAACAACAAGAGCGGTGAGAGATGCAGAAAGAATAGAGGGAGTTGCCTCAACCCCATCGAGAGGGTGGGCTGCTCCTCTACGGAGTCGGACAGCCTTGATTGAAGGCGTTGGGTTAATCTCTTCAGGCACATAAATAGGATAGGGCTTGGATGTAGGGAGAACAGCTCCACAACTCTCAAACCACTTATCCTTACCTGTTCTTACATCAAAGAGAAAAGGCATAGCTTACAACTGC